GATCTTGGCCATCTTGGCCTTGCCGGTCACCTTGAGGTTCGCCGGCGCGACGTCCACCGCCATCTTGTACTGACCGATCAGTTCCTTCAGGGTCTGATCGAAATCAATCTCGATGTCCTGAAGGATGCCCAAGAAAGCGGGCGTCGGGTTCACTGTGTCCGTGCGGCGTCCGATAACCGTTCCGACGCCGAAGTTGATTGCAGTCATTCGGGATACTCCCCTTCTCTAAGGCATTAGAACTGCGATCGGGATGATCGCAATCGACTTGCCGTCTGATGTGACACCTTCGTATATTTCTATGATACCTTCGATCCAGCACCTGTGGACCAGACCGCCGAGCGTAAACATACCCGTCAAGGGGCTCGGTGCAAAGGCTGCTTCGATCGCATCCACCATGTTGTTGATTTGTTGCGACGGAATGACTTCCGGCTGTTGCGCGTCTGCCGTGTAGAGCCAGATGCGGAAGTGCATCGTCCTCTTGGGCGGTCCATCAGCAACGGTCCGTTCGTATGTCTCGGGGTTCTGCGCTTGAAAGAGCGCTGGCATCTCCGCGGACTTGACGCTGTCGAAGTGGCGTAGCTTCCGGCTTGATGTGACAAGGTTGACCACCTTGCCAGCTTCTGCCTGGACGATGGTGAACAGCGTCGCCGCGATTGCTTCTCTCTTAGCCATTGACCGTCAGCTTTCTCATGTTCGCCGTAACGGTGGCGTTTATGGCAGAGCGGATTTGCGTTTGACGATCTTGCAGACCAGACCGCAAGAAGCTGCGTTCCGGGAAAGTCTGAACGAACGGTTTGCCGAGACTGGACGTGCGATGTATCACCGCTCCGTATTCATGCGGTGCAGCATAGATGACCGCGGTTCCAACCTTGCCGATGATGACGCTTTCATCGGCTGTGAACTCACTCGTGCTCTCTGGTCCACCGACATTGATGGAAGATGCCAGCAACCCCGTCCGGCGCTTCAACACCTGTCCGGACAATTTGTTCGTCACGATGTAAGCCTGCAATCCGAACCATTGCTCTTGGATCGTGTTCCGCAGGTCTTCATAAACCTTGCGTGACACGGTCTCAAAGCGGGCGACGGTTTCCTTGCCGCCAATGAGTTCCATCTTGATCATGGGATGGGGACCACGTTGCGATATTGGTAGAAGGTATCGCGGTTGTTATCGTTGAAGTCCTTCTGGCTGAAGGAGATGACTTCCCCACCGAACGACTTGCTGACCTGCCCGATGCGTTCACGCACGCTGTAGCGCTCGCCGATCATTTCGATCAAGGCTTGCTCCAGGTCCTCAGGACAGTATCCGTAGGTAATGATGATGCCGGGGTTGTTCGCCGCATCCGTTGCGTTGAACAGGTAATTCATCACCCCGTTCTGTTCTACGATCGCATATTGACCGATCGCCGGAGCGGCAGCCACCTTCACCAAGGCGATGCCGTTGATGGAGCGCGTGACGCCACGATCATTGACCCAAGGACGTCCCAGCGTGGCGACGGGTATCGTGAATTTGTTGTCATTGGGTATGACAGTCGTTTCTGCCGCCTGAAAGCCTGCCGAGTACGTGTACGTGATATTCTGGAAGCCTCTCGTGAAACCAAACCCGTAAATGAAGATGCTTTCCTTGTCCCACGCATAGCCTGAACGCGTCGGCGGCATCGTCGCAGGCTGTTGCGCTGTCCCGTTGATGGAGAGCGCGCTGACGCCGATGATGGGATATTGATAGGGGAAGATCTTTTGCGTGTCGTCCCCATTCACCGTCACGGTGTAATCCGTGGCTGCGATGTCGCGTGACAGGTACGTCAGGACGAACCGGCTCGCTGCCGATATCATACGCCCAAGCAGGACGTCGTCGGTCGCCGGAAAGGTGGCCGATCCTGTGTTCAGCCACCCTTTCACATTCGCCAACGTAGTGAGGTCACCGGCCTTCATGGCAGGTTAGTCCTTCTTCTGTTCGGCTTCCTTCGCCGCATCCTCTGCCGCACGCTCTTCATCCGTCAGCTCAGCACGACGCGCATCTTCGGCTTCCTTGGCGTCGGCTTCTTCTTTGGCGAGCTTCTCCACCAGATCCGTTCCAGCCTTGACGAGTGCCTTGCGCGGTGCGTCGCCGAGGAATTCCACGCCATGCCCTTTCAGGAAGGCGCGCAATTCATCGGTCGGCATGACCTTGATTTCCGCCGCTGTGGGGACCGTGCTGGCAGGCGTTTCCGCGCCGGTGCCTGCCGCCTTGGTTTCCGAGCCGTCGCCTTGGGGGACACGCTCTGTGGCTGGCCCTGCGCGCAAATTGTCCGGCTCGCAGCCGAGCAGGATGGCCACGCCCTCCATGTTGGCAGGGACTTCCACATACCCGTCGTCGCCGACGACGTACGATGTTCCCTCAATCATGAGGGATTTCATCCCTGTCTTCGCCTTCATGCCGCGCAACGGAATGGATGCTTGGGCCTTTGTCAGCGCAGCTTCCAGATCGCTCGCGATAAGCTCATCGGCGTTGCCGCCTTCCAGCATCTTGAAACCATGTGCCAGCGCATGACGCGCATACGGCGGCGGAACTTGAACAACCCCGTTGACAACGGGGAACTGAGCTCCAGCAACGCTGAAGCTGAGAACGTTTCTGGGAGCACGCATCGGGATCATTGTTATGCCTTTCTGGTTATGGACCGTTCCGGGAGGAGAACCATTCCCCTCCCGGAGCCGGACCAGCTTATCCAGCCGTGATGTTGTAGAGAACGATCATCGACGGCGGGAAGTAGTGCTGCAGAACCTCGTCGCAGTAGACGCCGTACTCGTACTTGCGAGAACGCAGCGGCCACTCGATCTGGTAGTATTCCTGCCGCGTCCGCACTTGCATGACGTTGCCGACATTGCTCAGCGGATAAGGCAGCCTGTTGGAGGTCATCAGGATCACACCGGCCGGAAGGTTCGGATGGATCTTGATGTCGATTTCCTGACCGCCGGTCATGGAATAGCGGTTCAGGTAGGAACGAACCATCGTGCCGCCACGGATCATGTCCTGCGTCGTGGCGAAGACGAACCGCTGCGCACCGCTGGAACCGTTGGCCAAGATCTTGGCCGAGATATCCAGAGCCTGCTGGCTGTTCACCCAGATGGTATCCACACCGAGACGATAGTTGTCCCAGCGATCCTTCAGAGCCGTTTCGATCTGCACAATGCCACCGGCACTGTCACCCGTCAGCGTCCCGTTGATCGCCTTCACGTAGGAGTTGGATCCCGCCGCGAGAGCCTGATACAGGAGGCCGTCGAAAACGAGACTGTTCACGCTGTTGTCGGCGGTGCCCAAGGAAGCGGCGGTCTGCGTGCCGGTCGCCAGAGCGGTGATCGTCACGGACGGACCCGACGTGATGGCGCCGAGGATTTCGGTGCCTGCACTTGCCGACCAGAACCATGCATAGCCGAACGCACCCAGAATGGGAGCGGCGAGCGATGCCGTGAGACTGTGCGTGTTATTGCCGTCGCTCGCCGTGGTGATCGTGGCATTGGCGGACTGCTTCGCTGCGCCTCCACCGAACTGGTCCTGCGACCCGTCGGCGTTGAGGCGAGTGATCAGGCCCTGAATGCCACCGGTGACCGAACCGTTGACGACACCATCCAGAGACAGCGCGACAGCGATCACGGAATAGGTGGTTGCCGCCAGAAGCGTTCCACCAGTGCCGACATCGGCGAGAGACGGGAGCGACGTTGCTCCCAGAAGCGTCGAGGAGTTGCCGCCGAGAATGGTCAGCTCTTCCTGGATCATCTGGCTTTCGAGCAGGGTCTTGGCAGCGATGGCGCGAATGTCATCGAAACCCATGCCTGCGTATTGCGCCTCGAAATCCACGCTGTCTTCCAGACCGAGGCCCTTGTAGGCAGCAGTGAAATCCTTAGTGGAAACGGCAATGACACCGCCGCGATTGCCACCCGAAACGCCCGCTCGGACGCCCGTTGTGTTCACGCCGGTCACTGCACGCCATGCCGCCTGAATGCCACCCTTGCCGCTGACGCGCGGGATCGAGTTGCGAAGAGGCGTCAAGACCGGATAGAGGAACTTCGCTCCGGCTTCGAGGTCGTAGAAAGTCAGACCGCTTGTGGCGGAACCTGACTGCGCGAACGTGCTCTTCGCGAGCGCGTCGCTCAGGCGCGGGTCAGCAATTCCCGCCTTCTGTGCTTTGCTGATTGCGTCCAGCGTCTGCCGGACAATATCTGCGTTCATAGCTTTTCCCCTTTCAAAGGATTAGCAGTTGTCCAGCCGTTGCCTAAACGGCGAAAGAATGTGGCTCTCGGTTAGGCGTCCCGATCACCTTCGTCAATCCATCGTAGGCTTATCTTTGCCCCGGCTGGAGTGTCATACCGTTGCGCTGCGACAGCTTGATCATCGCTGTTGCAATCGCATCGGGATTGGTCTTGCGGAGTTCGTCCAAGACGGCATTGGCTGCCGCTGCTTCATCGTCCTGCGTCTTGTCCACGACGCGACCGATCAGCCCCACGGCAACCGGACCTCCCGGCATGGGCTGTGAAGCAATCTCCTCCACACGCTTGGTGAGCGCCTCCACCTTGGTCACCGCTTCTTGGGCGACCTTGGTCAAGGCTTCGTTGTCTGCGACGAGCTTGGTCAGCAACGCGCGCTCTTCCTTGTTGAGCGTGTCGCCGGCGACGGCATCTTTGGCGAGCTTCTTGGCGGCATCGTCCTCGTCGCCATCTTCACCGCATTCGGCGCCGACGTCCACGAGATTGTCATGCGCAGCTTGGATCTTGGCGAGATCCGCCTTGCTGTGACGCGCTCCCGCCTTGGCCAGCTTCTCGGCATCACTGCCGCCGCTGCAATCCGCACCGAGTTCCGCCGTGGCATCGTGTGCTTTGTTGAGCGTCGCCTGATCCTTCATGCTGTGCTTCGCGCCGACCTTGGCAAGCCAGCCCAAAGCAGGAGCCTCGGCCTTGAGGAACTTGGAGATGGCCTGCACCCCGCGCGTCGCATGCATGTTCTCGAGCATGCCGCCGAACATGACGACTTCATCATCGTCCAGAAGCTCTTCGGTTTCCTCGATGACCATCGCGCGCAACCATGCACAGAGTGTGACGATCGCCGCCTTGCCCTGTTCGGGCAACTTGGAGTCATCGCCTTCCTGCGCACGCTCGTACTCGGTGGATTGCTGGAGCCATTCCAGTGACTGGATCAGTTCCGCAAGACGACCGACCGTGTAGAGGTCCTTCCGCAGATCGCCGAAGTACGCATCCTTCTTGGCGTAGTCCCACTTGTCGGGAAGCATGTCGGTCGCGCCGAGTTCCTTGGCACGCTTGATGATCCACCGCTTGGTCGCCGCCTTGTTGCTGGCACGGCCGAACGCGCTGATCGCATTGCCGAGGTCATCCTTGTTCCGGATCGGGTAGCTGCCGTCCTTCATGGCCTGACCCTTGGCAGCGAGCTCCTTGCGCTCGTCGTCACTGAAGTCAGCCTTCTCGGCGACCACCTTGCCTTCACCCGGCTTGAGCGCCAAGGCGACGTCGGCCTTCCCGAGAGCAGCGGCGAGAGCTTTGGCTGCATCAGGCGCGGTCGCCGCCTTGTTCAGCTCTGCATTATGAGCCTCGGCCTCCTTGCGCGTGGTGAAGGTGCTGCCGTCTTGGGCCTTCCACACTTGTTCAAGACCGGGGGCGGGATTGCGCGGCGTCGCCGTGAATGCCTTGTCGGTCTTCTTGTCGTCCTTGGCGTCAGCGTCACCTTCCTTGACATCGTCGTCCTTCTTGTCGTCCTTGGCTTCGGCCTTCTTCTTGTCGGCCGCTGCCTTGGTGAGCGCGTCGCGCGCGGGGACGATGTAGTCCGGCCACTTGGCCTCGTGTCCCGCTGCCTTCGCCATCTTCGTGGCTTCCAGAGCGACCTCTTCGTTGGTGAGGATGACCGGAATTTCTGAGACCGCCGCATACACTTCCGCCGCTGCCTTGGCTGCCGCCTGTCCGGCTGCTTCCAGCTTCTCCGGCGTGAGCACCGTCAGCTCTGCACTGGCCTGTTCGATGAACTCCGGCCATGCAGCCTCGTCCCCCGTCGCCTTGGCCAGCACCGTCGCACGCTTGGCGACGGCATCATTGGAGGGAGCTTCGGTACGCTCTGCTTCATCCGGTGCTTCCACACCGTGATGCTTGAACGCGATCTCGGCCTGAACGCCATCGGCCTTGATCATGCTGAATGTGGCACTGGCCACGCATGGATTGTCGACGACGCTGATCTCGGACGGGTTCGCCGTGAAGCGGTTCTTGCCGAGGGTCTCGTCCTTCCAGACCTTGGCGTATGCCCCGCCGATTGAGAACCCGGTGTAGACGCCTTCCTGCACCTTGTTCCACTCGTTGTCGTCCACGATCTTGGCGGCGACCTCGATCTGCTTGGCGTCGTCGTTGAACTCGATCTGCGTCAGCTTGCCTGCCGCGACCTTGCCGTGCATTGCGCGGACGTTGCCGAGCGACTTGCCGTCGGTGACCTTGCTGATGTCGTCCGACCACTTCTGGAACAGCGGCTTGGACGTCTGGTAGTCGAAGATCTCGCCGGACTTGTCCACCTCTTCCGCGGTGGCGATGCCATAGACGATACGCTGAACCGCGTCAACCTTGGTCAGCGGCACAAAGAGCCTGAGTTTCATTGGGGTTGCCCCTTCCTTAGTTGTAGTTGACGGACGCGGGTGCGTTCCGTTCGGCGACGCGGTTCGCACGCGCTATCTTGGTTGAATTCACAAGGTTCAGCAGGCGATCATTCACTTGCTGCTCCGTCATATGTTCCCACCACGAAGCGAGAGCATGTGCGATGCCTGCGTAGGCCATTGTCTCATCGAACGCGTCGGCCGTTGCATCTTCGTACCGACTGAGAACACGGACCTTCTTATCCAGGGACTCTCCCAGCTTGCGCGCTGCGTCCATCCGCTGCTTCACTGATATTGGCTTATCAGGCATATACATCTCCGTACACATACAGATCTGCTCGCGCCGGAGCACCTTGCGGCGTCGTCAACGAGAAGTAGAGGGGCGTCCCCGCTGCGAGGATCAAGTTCGGCAAAGCCAGCGTCAAGTCCAATGCCGTGAGCGCATTGGTCAGGCCGGTGTAGACCTGAGAATTAGCGACGATGGCAGATCCGGCCTTGGCGGCAGCCGTGTAGAGGCCACCGACCGCCGTACTCATCCCGTTCACCGTCGTGTTGCATACGGTGATCCGGCGAATGCGATATTTCACGTTGTTGGCCAACGGAAACGTGATGATCTGATCGCCGATCGCGCCAGCTCCACCGACGTTGAAGTTCGCGCTGAGCAAGCTGCCCAACAGGTCGGTCGGCGGGGGCGTCAGCACCGCGCATCCCGCGTCAATCAGGTCGGCTTGATCGGCAGGCGTCCCGACGTTCTGGATCACACCATATTGATCCGCGACGTAGACGTTGCCGCTACTGACGACGATGGTCCGGCTGGGAACGGGGCTCAACATCATGGACATGTGTTATTCCTCCTCGTCGTCTTGTTCATCTGCTTCTGCCGCGTCAGCGCCGACAACGGCGACGAGGGTGCAGCGGCAGTTCGGGTGTCCGGGCGGCTCACTGTCACCGCTGTCAAAGTCATCGTCCAACGGGATGGGACCTTGTTCCTCGTTCGGTGCGCAGATTTCCTCGTCTACGTCATCATCTCCGGCGGTGCTCCATGCCTTGTACTGCACGACGCCGCTGGCCTTGAACGCAGACATGTGTCCCTTGTTGTTCGCCGAGATAAGCTCGGTGCGTGCAATCATCATGGCACGCGCATCGCTGAACGCGCCGAGGCCAGAGATGGTGTCGGCCAGATCGGCGGCAGGCGTCCCGTTCTCAATGGCATCGGCAACCGCCGATTTGATATCGTCCCTCGTCGTATCGCTGATGGCGAACACGCTATCTGGGTTGGACACCAGATTGCCAGCCGCGTCATACTTCATGCCGACCATCTCAGCGGCTCTCGTCGTGGCATAGTCGGCCGCTTCCTGGAACACTTGCGTCGTGATGTCCTGGTCGTCAACTCCCAGCGACGCGAGCGCACGTTGCGCGCCATCGCGGTAGATCGCTTGAAGTTGTGCATCCGTCGGGTTCACCAATACGCTCCAGTCCAGGTTGACGCTGTCAGCAAGTTCGGCCGGTGTCTGTGGCTTCTTGCTGGCCTTATTCAGTATCCTCGTGTATCCGTTCCGCAGAAGTTGAGCGGTTGTTTGTCGTGCCATATCCTTCAGCACGCGGCGAAGTCGCTTTGCGTAACGCACGACGCCGCTTTTCAAGGCTGCCGTATCGTGGGTCATATGAACTAGATGACCGTTGAAAGGTGCTCGCGTCCTTCTCGAACGCGCCTCCCGCAATCTTGTTTGTGATCTTCACATCTCCACGGATAAGGAATAGCCCCTTACCGCTCTTGACCGCGGTTTCCACGAGAGCATTGTACGCCTTGGATCCATGCGTGAGACCACGTGTGATCTGCGGATCAAGATGCAGCGACGCTTTGGGCACCTTCAGCTCCAGAGGTTTCGCCGGCTGTTCCAGAGAAGACGTGCGGCCATACTCCGCAGCCAGTGAAGCATCCTGCGTGACCCAGACGCCGGTCTCCAAGCCGCTCGCCGAACTGGCCTCGATCACACCGCTACTCTGGATGCTCTTGATGTTTGCCGGAGATGAACCGTGATACACAGTCACGAGATCCTTGCCCTGACCGGACACAGCTCCCCAACGACCGCGCTCGTCGCGCGGCTGATCTGCGTTTCCCTTGGTCAGCTTGATCGCATCACCGTCCGGCTCTACGGGAGTTTCGCCGTCTGCTTGGGCTGCCTTGGCATCGCCGCTCGGTGCTCCGCCCTTGTTGCTGCCTCCCGTTGCCTCTTCCGGCGGGATTTTGGACTTCGCGTCCAGCTGCGCCTTTGCATTCTTCGCATCCTGATTGGCCTTCTCCCCTGCCGTTGGCATGTCTGCATTGACATCAATAGGGACGTATCCGTTTGCGGTCTTCACCATTGAGATATCGCCGCCCGGAATGGGAGGC